ATCACATCCAACAGCATCGTCTTTGCCACGGGCAAGACCGGAGCCATCTCCGTCCGCAACTTCGGCGTTGCCCGGAACCTGATCGCATCGACGGCCATCATCGAGGATGGATCCATCACCACGGCCAAGATCGTGGATGATGCGGTCACCTTCGACAAGATGCAGAACCTGTCGGCGGACAAGATCATTGGCACCGTGTCTGCCGGGTCTCCTCAAGAGATCACCATGACGGGATTTGGGCGGTCCCTGGTGGACGATGCGTCTCCGACCGCTGGACGGGCTACCCTGGGACTTGGGGCCCTGTCTACGCTGGACCAGGTCGATTCCACGGAAATCATGAAGGATGCCGTTGGAACGGCTGCCCTGGCCAATGGAGCAGTCACCACGGCCAAGGTCGCAGATGCGGCGGTCACTGGGACCAAGATCGCCCAGCAGACCATCACCAACTCCAACATCGCCGCAACGACCATCAATGCCGACCGCCTGAGCCAGTATGGACCCACCTGGGATGCCAACGGCGTCTCCTCTGGGACCGTCCCTGGGGCTCCCACCACGGCAGGCACCCAGGCAATCCGGCTGAACCGGAACGGCCTGGTGGAAGCCAAGAGCCTGGCAGAGACTCACCTCTGGAAGGGCTATAACGCCTCTGGAACCCTGACGACCACGATCCGGGCCGATGGGGCTGCCAGCGCGTCCACGGACCTGGTGACCAAGGCAGCCTTTGACCTGCTGCCCCTGTACAACCTGGATCCCCAGACCCTGTCTGCGACGAACGTGGGTTCAGGCCTGGTGCGTGTCGAGGTTCCGGTCAACTCGATTGACACCCGCCGCCTGGCCATCGTCAACCAGACGCTCACCGTGCCGAACACCGGGACCACCACGGGCACCCACTACATCGCCCTGAAGAACAACGGTGCCACCAGCGTGAAGGTCATGGTCCTGTGGGGTGAGTTTGCCTGGCAGAATGCCACCTCTGGGTTCCCCACCAACACGGCCTCACCGACCAACTTCTCCCTGCCGTGGACCTACAGCCTTGGCAACTTCGTTCAAGGCGTCCAGACCATCGGTGCCGGAGTCACCGCCTACTTCCAGGGAAGCGGTACTGGCTGGACGGGGACGGCCAACACGACAAACAGCCTCATCCTGACGGGAGACACGAACGCTTCGGTCTCCGTCAAGTTGTGGATCCTTCGCCTCAACTGAGATTGACCAATGTCCCATCCAGAAAGCGAGATGATGCTGGCCATTGGCCGTCTAGAGGGGAAAGTCGATACGCTGATCCAGATGCAGCGCATCCAGGAAGACCAGATCAAGAACCATGAAGAACGTCTTCGGGAACTTGAGCATTCCAAGTCGTTCGCCATGGGATGGGCTGCGGCCATCGGTGCCGGGGTCTCCGTGGTCGGTAACATCGTTATGAAGTCATTTTCAGCCTAAGGAACCACATGCGGATTCATCACTTCATTCAGGGCGAGGTAATCACCGCCTCCACGTCCAACGTCAAGACCCCGACCATGCAGTATGACCAGTACGGGGTCTTCGTGGTCACCCACAGCGGAGCCAAGTTGACCGACAACGCCTCCCACCGGATCATGCTCCAGGGCTCCCTGGACGGCACGACCTGGTTCAACGTGGACACCTGCTCTCCGGGTGACGCCGAGTACGTCAAGTCCAGCCTGGTAGCGGGAACTGCCCTGTTCTCCTGGACCAAGATCGTTCAACTGTTCCCCCAGATGCGGGCGCAGTTCGTGAACGGTGGCGGCCTGACCTACAACGCTTTCCTCGCGGAGTGATTCCTCAATGGGACTGAAGCCTAAGGCAGTGGCCCGAGTCAACGGCAAGACGGTTATTATTCCGTTTCCAGCGGGAGACGAAGTTGCCGTTGCGCCCCCACTGCCCACGCTTCCCCATGAACCCACGGGGGTGACGGCTTCAGCAGGACTGTTTGACGTTTCGGTGAACCTTGCCTGGACCGATGCCTCGACCAACGAGACAGGGTTCTACGTCTACCGCAACACGACGAACACCACCACCGGGGCCACGCTCATTGCCACACTGGCGGCTGGATCGACGGCGTACACCGACAACGACGATAACAGCGGAGCCAATGCCCCTGCCGAGGGAACCACGTACTACTACTGGGTTTCCTCGTACAACCTGGCTGGAGAAAGCGCCAAGAGCCCCGCTGCTTCCAACGGCACCGGAGGCGTGACCACGATCTGGATGGTTCCCGCCGCACCCACCAGCCTGTCTGCGACTGCCGTGTCTTCCAGCCAGATCAACCTGGCGTGGACGGACAACTCGAACAACGAGACGGGCTTCGAGATCTTCCGCAGCACGGATGGAATCGTCTTCTCGTCGCTGGCCACGGTTGGCGCTGGCGTCACCACCTACAACAACACCGGACTGACTGCATCCACCCAGTATTACTACAAGGTGTGGGCCTTCAACCCCGGCGAGTCCTCCTCGTACAGCAACACGGCGAACGCGACCACGCAGGCTGGTGCTGGCATTCCCACGCCAACTTTTGAGATGAACTTCACGACCGACGCCTACGTCGGGGCAGGCGGTCGGTTCGCCCGGTCCAGCCGAGGCACGTTCGTCAACAGCAGCGGGTTCATCCAGGTGGCCGAGACGAACCTGTGTGCCTACAGCGAGGATCTGTCCGCAACGTCTGGTGGCTGGGTCGCGGGCGGTCTTCGAGCGTTTGGATCCGGCAGCACCGTCAACGCTGCGGTTGCGCCAAACGGAACCACTACCGCGGATTTGATTACCGAGGATGCGACGAACGGGCAGCATGGGACGTACTCAAACGGCAACAGTCTGAACCTGACCTTCGGGACCCAGTACACGATCTCGCTGTATGCCAAGAAGCCTGCATCTAACGGACGGGACCACGTCTCCGTTGGCGTTGCCGCTGGCGGAACCGGGTTGGTCGTGTTCAACCTGACTAACGGGACATACACGATGAACGCTGGCTGGGCAAGCATGACCTTGCACTCGTACAGCATTCAGAGCGCTGGTGACGGCTGGTACCGATGCATCGTCACATTCTCAGCCACGGGCTCAGGAACCACGGGAACCGGGTCCATCAGAATTGGCCCATCCACCGCGTCACCCACGAACTTCTTTGGCTTCCCTTCCTACCAAGGAGACGGAGTCAGCGGCGTCTTGATCTGGGGAGTCCAGTTGGTTGCCGGGTCGTCTGCGCTGCCTTACGCCACCACTACCACGACAGCACCCGTTGGCACTCCCCGCATCACCCACGACCCCGTCACGCTGGCACCGCTTGGGCTGCTGCTGGAGCCTCAGGCGACGAACCTGTGCCCGACATCAGAAACCACCGCCGGAGTCGCCAGCAACACAGCGGTTACGACTTCAGATACGGGTCCAGCACCGGACAACACGAACACGGCAGAACTGATGTCAGAAGTGGTGGCAAACGGAACGCACTACTGCAATCCAAAGAACTCCGTGTCTAACACGGCGATCAACACAAATTACTGCTACAGCGTGTTCTTGAAGCGCCCGGCAGCCAATGCCACACAGTTTGCTGCCCTAAGTCTCCTGTTTACCACAAGCGATAGGCGCTTTACCCAAGTGTTCGATCTTTCCGCAGGATCAACGGCTGGCTGTGCAACTAGAAGCCGAAACACGCCAGTAAACACCGCAAGCGGGATTGAGAACTTCGGAAATGGGTGGTACCGCTGCTGGGTCAGCCATCAGTCTTCTGGAACGGCAGAGCCTGCACAGGTCATCGTGCAGTTCAGCGACTCAGCAACGCCAGCCACTTGGGTGGTGGATACATATCCGTCCTACAACGTGACCTCTGCCAAAGATCTTCTGGTCTGGGGGCATCAAATTGAGGCAAGCAGCGTTCCAAGTTCTTACATTCAGAATCTCAATGCTGCTGCTTCCGTCACCCGCAACGCGGACGGCTGGAACCTGCTGGGAACGGACATGGCAACCATCTGGAACCAGTCGCAGGGCTCAATGGTCGCCAGCGGTCGTCCATACACGCCCTTCACCAACAGCGGCTTCGTACGGGTTGGCGTGGGAGGTGCAAACTCCAACACATACTTCACTTCTGTCATCAACAGCGGACGGCGTCCCACGATTCGTGTGGCAGCAGCCAACTACTTCAGCGGCCCTACGGGTAGCCCCACCAGCGGCGAGTACTACAAGTCGGGCTACGCCTACAACCAAGCAACCCCGGCCTTCACGGGCTTCGTCAACGGCACCGCAGGCACGACCCTCACCAACAGCCTGAGCGCGGTCACGGTGGACAGGTTGGAACTCGGTAGCCGCATCGAGAGCAGTATGTCGAGCGGGACGAACATTGGCACCGCCTCCAGCCCCTACATCATTGAACGCTTCCGCTACTGGAACACGGCTCTGTCCAACGCCGACATGGTCACCCTGACGACCTAAAGGACCCCCATGAGCGACCTGTACCTGAAGACCGACAACGCCTTCGAGATGGCCTGGGCGCTCATCGAGGCCGGGATCTGGACCGAGGACCAGGAACCCACCGGGGTTGCCTGCGTGGATGTCATCGGCGAGATCCCTGCGGTCTTGGCCGAGGACGGCTCCGTGCTGGTCCCGGCCAAGGACGGCTGGCACGTGAACCTACGTCCCATGCAGGAACTGACCGAAGCACAGTTGTCCATGCTTCCGATCCTGGATCCTCCTCCCGCAAACCCAGTAAGAGTATGGTTCTGACATGAACAAGGAAACGCTGGAGAAGATCCACGGGGCTTTGGCCCAGGAACTCCTGAACAAGGTCCTGAGCGGGGAAGCCACGGCCACCGAACTGAACGTGGCCCGTCAATTCCTGAAGGACAACGGGATCGACTGTGCCCCGCAGGCCAATGCGCCGATGCTGCAACTGGCCAAGTTGATGCCCTTCGATGAAGAGGCCGCGTGAGCGAACTTGAACGCAAACTCAAGGACTTCAGGAACTTCGTCTACCTCGCCTGGGATCACCTTGGGCTGCCGGAGCCGACTCCTGTCCAACTTGACATCTCCCAGTACCTGCAGAAAGGTCCCCGGAGGCGGGTCGTCCAGGCTTTCCGTGGCGTGGGCAAGAGTTGGCTTACTAGTGCTTACGCTGTGTTTCGGCTGCTGCACAACCCCAGGCTCAACATCCTGGTGGTCTCGGCGTCGAAGCAACGAGCGGATGACTTCTCGACCTTCACCCTGAGGCTGATCAACGAGATCCCGCTGTGCCAGCACCTGAAGCCCAGGGAAGACCAGCGAAACTCCAAGATCGCCTTCGATGTCGGTCCTGCGCCTGCGTCCCAGGCTCCATCGGTCGTCTCCAAGGGCATCACCAGCCAGATCACCGGGTCACGTGCCGACCTGATCATCGCCGATGACGTGGAGAGCCTGAACAACTCCGCGACCTTCCTGATGCGGGAGAAGTTGCAGGGGTCGATTGCCGAGTTCGAGGCCGTCCTGAAGCCCGGTGGAGAGATCCTGTTCTTGGGTACACCCCAGACGGAGCAGTCGATCTACCACGGGCTGCACGAAAAGGGCTACGACACCCGGATCTGGCCTGCCCGGTACCCCGAGGACCGCCTGAAGGTGGCCTTTGGAGCCAAGTTGGCCCCCAGCCTGGCCGAAGGCAGCCCTGGAGACCCCACGGACCCCCGGCGATTCAACGCGATTGACCTGATGGAGCGCGAGGCTGCCTATGGGCGCACCGGGTTTGCCCTCCAGTTCATGCTGGACTCGACGCTCAGCGATGCCGACAGGTATCCGCTGAAGTTGTCCGACCTGATCGTGCTGGGCCTGAACCCCGAAAACGCCCCGGAGAAGCCGATCTGGGCCGCGAACGTCAGCAACGTGGTCAAGGACGTGCCCTGCGTTGGCTTCAACGGGGACCGTTACTACGGCCCGATGGACATCCTGGGCAAGTGGATCCCCTACGAGGGTGGAGTCATGGCCATTGACCCCTCGGGTCGTGGCGACAACGAGACCTCGTATGCCGTGGTGAAGATGCTGAACGGGTTCCTGTACGTGACTGCCGCAGGCGGTCTCAAGGGTGGCTATGCGCCCGAGACCATGGAACGTCTGGTAACCATTGCAAAGAACCAGAGCGTCAATCGGATCATCGTGGAGTCCAACTTCGGTGACGGCATGTTCACGGAACTGCTGAAGCCGTACCTGGTCAAGATCTATCCCTGCACCACGGAAGAGGTCCGGCACAACATCCAGAAGGAACGCCGGATCATCGACACCCTGGAGCCTGTCCTGAACCAGCACCGCCTGGTCTTCGACACCGGGGTCATCCGGGACGACTACGAGTCCGTGAAGCAGTACGCCACGGAGAAGGCCCTGACCTACAGCCTGATGTGGCAGATGTCCCGCATCACCCGGGCCAAGGGAGCCCTGGCATACGACGACCGCCTGGATGTCCTCAGCATGGCCGTTGGGTTCTGGGTGGAGCAGATGGCCCAGGATGTCAACCGGAAGATGGCCATCCGCAAGGAAGAACTGCTGGATCGAGAACTGGAACGGTTCATGGAACATGCCGTGGGTCGCAGACCCGGGGGTACGACATGGATGTAGACGATCCCGACGAGTGGGCCACCCTGCTGGTCCACCACGCCTGCCTGGTGATCCTGAAGTACGAGGACCATCTAAGGAGCAAAGGAACCCTGGGCGAAGCCAAGGCACTGGCCAAGGCCATGCGTGAACTAAAAGAGATGGTCCCCGACGAGGTACTGGAGGTGATGCGTGGCTAGTCCCTGCGATGGCAAGAAACTGAACAAGCCCTGGAAGACGCCTGGTGGCTCGAAGAAGTCTGCCGTGTGCGTCAAGGACGGAGCCAAGACCAAGATCGTCCGCTTCGGTGATCCAAACATGAAGATCCGAAAGAACGAGCCTGGTCGCCGCAAGAACTTCCGGGCCAGACACAACTGCGACAACCCGGGTCCGAAGACCAAGGCACGTTATTGGTCATGTCGGGCTTGGTAAGAAGTCACTACAGATATTTCTTTCTGTAGTGACTTTGTGCCAAAACGTCTACCGTCACCTCAAAAGACCTACGAAACGTCACATTCAGGAACTTTTACATGCCCAAGCAACTCAAGAAGATGGTCAAGGGAATGACCCGGGAAGGCATGGCCAAGGACCGTGCCTACGCCATTGCCACCGCCGCACTCCAGAAGAAGGGCATCATGCCCATCAAGAAGCGGAGCAAGTGATGTGTGGGCAGATGCAGCAGAGATCCCAGGGCCAGTTCTTCTCCACGCCAGCCATGGAGCAGATGGAACTGCGGAGGAAGCCCCTGACTCAGCAGGAGCAGCGCCAGCGCCAGTCCGAGGCCCAGGCATGGGAACACTCGGGTCTGGGCAAAACCAACCCCTATGAGCGCCTTCCCCAGTCCCGTCTTGCCATCGTCAACCGCCGACGACAGGCCATGATGCCCCGAGGACCTTATGGCCGACCGTGACTACAAGGAAGAATACCGGAAGTACCACGGGACCGAGAAGTACAAGAAGGACCGTGCCTCCAGGAACAAGGTCCGCAGGATGATGATCCGCAAGGGCAAGGTCCGAAAAGGGGACAACAAGGACATCGACCACAAGAACGGGAACCCCCGGGACAACAGACCCTCGAATCTACGGATCGTCCACAGGTCGGTGAACAGAGCCAAGAAGTAGGAGGTTCCCATGGTGATCAAGTGGTTTCCCTACGAGATCCCCGTGGTTGTCACCAAGATGCCGGAAGATGAGTTTGGGGAGTTCTTCTTCTACCCTTCCCCCAAGATACACCTGTCTCAAGACCTACAAGGGTGTATACTAAGGGGAACCCTGTTACATGAGATCCTGGAAATGGTGAATGAAGTACATGACCTAGGTCTGACCGAAAGCCAGATCAGGACCCTGGAAGTATCCCTGGGTCAGATCATGGGTCAGAACCCCACCCTAACAGATACCGTCTTCCCTCCAGGATCCTCTGAGAGCGATCCGGGAGACGAGGATGACTCCGAGGCCATCCGAAAGTCTCGGATCGATCCTGGGGCATCCTAGGCCCCTTAGAAGCCAAGCCCC